GGTATTATAGATCCGGTTTTGGTTACAAAAGCGGCGCTGAAAAATGCTGTGAGCGTAGTTAACACAATTGTGTCTGCAGATTGTATAATCAGTAATAAAAGGTTAGACGATGCAAGCAATTAATTTTTACGTCGTTATAGACAAAATAAAAGAAGCTCCGAAGAAAGTAGGAGGCTTAGAGTTAACAGAAAAGCAAGACAGTGACGTTAGGTACTTAAAAGGTAAAGTTATAAGCGTAGGAGATCAAGTCCCTATTGTTAAAGAGGGTGATATCGTAAGATATGACAAACACGCCGGAAGTGGTATAGAGCACGAGGATCATCTTTACTACGTAATCAAAGTATCAGACATTGTTGTTGTAGAATGAGAATAGAAGCAAATGATTTGCGAGAATTAAATTTATTAAAGTATTACAGGCTTGTCAGAAGATGGGCCTGTAAAACTTATGATTTAAAAGATGCTGATCTAGAATTACTAATATATTTAGATTGTAAAGTACATTTTACACGTAATGATTTTATAGATGGTGTTTATACTTACTCTTGGGATAAAGCAAGATGGGAGCGCTTGCGTAAAGGCGGATGGATTGATGTTTGGCGTGAACGTAATAGAACTACTATTAAATATAGTGTGTACAAAACATCGTCAAGATGCAAAAGATTAATAAACAGAATATATAGAATATTGCTAGCGGAAGAGGATTTACCTACTTCACATGCAAGCGTGTTTTACAAAAACAAGACATATACAGATAAAGTCTTTAATAAGGCTATTGATGATATGATAAAAGACAAAGAAAGATAACTATGAAAGCTAACAACCCAATTACAGCTAGAGTACAAGCTGCATTCAAAAACTTAACCACACCAACCAACCAAGAGGTTACATTAAACGCTGATGGTTCAGGAGGTCCTATTGTAGCTCCAGACGGAAGAGTTGTTAATAAACCAAAGAAAAAACAAAAGTCTTCTACAGAAGATTGCGGATGCGCTGGTAGTGCTAAAGGCGCTGCGGCTCCTGCTAAAAACTATAAAAAAGGTTACTACGGAAAATAATGGCGTTTAAACTTAAAACTAAAGGCGAAATATTCGGGTACAACGAAGAGCTTTCTGAATGGGGTAGACCTGTTTTTGAAAAAGACTTAAAAGGTAACATTATGGCTGAGGCTAATAATGATGGTACAACTTTCATAGATAAAAGCTTATCACCTTCTCAAAAGAAAGAGGCTGTTGAACACGAAAATGTGCATCACTGCCAAATGAAGCAAGGTAGATTACACTACGACGACAATATGGTAACTTGGAAAAAAGATACTAAGTCGCCTTCTAGAGTGTATAAGAGAGATCAAGGTAATTTAATAGCTATGGATTCCGGTCAAAAAGATGTCGAGGGCGGCAACTTTGAGTGGGAAGACGAAGCTTACTCATAACAACTAACAACTAACAATAATGAACAAAACAAAACCAATCACGCAGAAAGCTAAAGAATCAGTCGCTGCTAACTGTGATTCGCCTAATAAATATATGGCTGCTTTAGTGAATGATTTAAAAGGCATGTACCAGAGTAAAGGATTTATAGATGCAGGTAAAGAAATAGGTAAAGGAATAGACAGAGCTACTCAACTTTCAGAAGACTTCACAGGAGGTATAGGTAGAAAAGGACCAAACGATTAAAACTAATAATATGTATACACCAATAACTAAAAGAGTAAAAGTAGCTCAACATAAATCTTCTATTGCTAAGCAGACTACTGAAACAGCGCAGACCGCTGATCCATCAGGTAATTTACAATCTACAACAGGAACCGGAACAGGCTCAACCTACACTCCCCCTGTGGCATATGAAGGAAAAGACGCTTGTGAGGATCCCAATTCAGCTGCGTGCAAGAAATGGACATCTGAGAACGAAAGATGTAAAGACCCTAACGCGGAAAATTGTAGTGGCTTTAGAAAACATGAAACCGGAACAACTACGCCTGGAAATGCAGATTTTGAATCTAAACCCGTAGTACAAGACGCTAAACCAGCTTCAAGAATTGATTTAATGGGACCTCAAGAACTTAGAGGTAATACACGTGCTGGAAAAGTAGCTGCAAGAAACGTGAAAAAAGCTTCTAAGCAACTTAAGAGAATGCAAAAAAAGTTCAAGGCTGGTAAAATTAATCAAGAAACTTTAACAGCTTATGAAGACGAGCTAAAAAACACTGTTGCAAGAAGTAAAAACATAGGCCAACAAGCGACTGGCATGCGTAATAGGTATTTGAGCCAAACCATGGATTATGATCGCGATCTAACTAAGGGTAGAGAAGCTGGACCTGTTAAAGCCCCAGAAGGAACACAAACAGAAGACGAGTTTAAATCTAGATTTAAAAAAGAGCTAGGTGTTAGCAGCGACTCTACTGCTCCGCAAACTACAACAACTCCTACGTCAAGCTTTAGTGCAATGGCATCACAAAACGGCGTTAGCTACAAGCCTATCACATTAGATAATGGAGCTTTGTTTCAAGGATTAGATTCATCAATATCAGCTTTTGGTAATAAAGTAAAAAAAGGAACAGTGTCTTTCAAAATGAAAGGCTACGGATCTAAAATATAAATTATGGCATACCAGCAAGAAAACTCACCTTTCGCAAGGGTTAGAAAAACTACTAAAGGTAAGGGAAGGAATTTTAGAACAACAGAAGAAGGCGCTGGTATGACTGAAGCTGGTGTAAAAAAATATAAAAAACAAAACCCAGGTAGTAAATTAAAAACAGCAGTAACGAAATGCGATGTAAAAGTTGGAACAGCGGCTTATAAAAGACAAAAAGCATTTTGTTCTAGATCTAAAAGCTGGACAGGTAAAAGAGGTAAAGCTGCTAGAAAAAGATGGTGCTGTAGTAGACATTCTTAAAATATAATAAAATGAAATCAAAAGGATTAGGGGATTCAGTAGAAAAATTTACAAAAGCAACTGGTATTAAAAAAATTGTTGAAACAGTAAATCCCGACTGCGGCTGTGGTAAAAGAAAAGATAAGTTAAATAAAATATTTCCATATAAATGAAAAAGATTTGGCAATGGCTTACAGGTTCCGTCATAAAAGAAGTTGGCGAGGTTTTAGATAACCTTACGACTACTAAAGAAGAGAAACTAGAGGCTCAGCGCTTAATCACAGAGATACTAGAAAAAGCAGATAAAGAAGCTCAAGAGCAGGTTACAGCTAGGTGGAAGTCTGATATGGAGTCTGATAGCTTTTTATCTAAGAACATACGCCCTATGGTACTTATATACTTAACTGTTATATTTACTGTATGCGCGTTTTTTGACGGTAACGTAGGAGAGTTCACTATAGCTGAAGAATACGTGCCAATATTTCAAACTTTACTAGTAACTGCATATGGAGCTTATTTTGTAGGTCGTACTTGGGAGAAGGCGAAAGCTATAACAAAAAAAGATTAAATGGCTAGAATTAGTACATACGCAATAGATACAGTAGTAACACTACTAGATAGATGGATTGGCACCGATTCTAATAGCGGTAATGCTACAAAAAACTTTACAGCACAATCAATAGCGGACCTGTTTAACGACAATGGCTCCATAGGTATTGTTAATCAAAACAACTTTAAATTTCAAACCAACCTAACTGGAGGTAGAAGACCAGGTACAGTGAGTCTTATATCTGGAGGTGGAAATAATACTGCCTTTAGTGACTTAACTAGTTTTAGAATAAGCAAAGATTCTTTAGCTAATACTTTAGCTTCAAACTACCTACTTACACTAGTTGATGAACCAATCATGCTAGCTCAAGTAGATGACTTAAATAATTTTGGCGTATACAAGCTTGATTCTTTAACACAAGACGTTACTGAAACAGATTTTTATAACGCCAATCTTACATTAATAGAATCAAATGGCTATTTGTTTTCTGAAGAAACTTATGGTTTAATAACTTATCCTAAAGCTAAAGAAGATGAAAAAGATAAGAACTATGTGCATCCACAAGACCAAGCATCTGCTACGTGGACTGTTCAACACGACTTAAACAAATTTCCTTCAGTAACTACCGTTAATACAAATAATATAGAAATGTACGGTGAAGTTGTGTTCAATGACTTAAATAACTTAACAATAAACTTTTCAGCAGCGTTCTCAGGACAAGCTTTCATAAACTAACAAAAACAAACTAATGGCAATTAATTTTTTAAACAACGTTGATTACAATAAAAATCAACTTTTAAACCCAAGAATTCAAAACGAAGCAAACGACACCGCTGCTGGAACACCTGTAGAGGGTCAGTTATATTATAACACAACAAGCAACGTGCTTAAAGTAGGTAGAGAAGTAACACCTGTTACAAACCCTCCAACTTACCAATGGGCTGAAGTATCGAGCTCTTACGGATTCAGTTTAAGTGATAGTGCAAACCCTGCTATAACCGGTTCGATAGCATCAGGTGACACTGTTAAAATAGCTGCAACTGAAGATTTAACATCTAATTTAACAGGTGAAACAACTACAGCTAAAACCCTTACTGTAGGCTTAAAAGTAGATGGAGGCGTTGGTATATCTGATAATTATGTGGTTAATCAAGGTTCGGCTACAGCTGCAGCGGATGATACAATACCTTTCAACAACTACACGGATGTAGGCACTCCTGCTACAAGTACCAATGTGGTTAAGAAAACAACTTTTGGAAGTATACCAGTAGATGCTTTGACATTAGTTAAAAGCTATATTGATAGCTCTGTTACTGGAGGTTTAATATATCAAGGTGGTTATGATGCAGTCAATAACCAGCCTGATTTAACAACTTCGCCAAACACTATTAAAAAAGGCTGGACTTACACAGTAACTGTAGGTGACACGTTTTTTGGAGAAGTTCTTGAGGTTGGGGATGTACTTATAGCAGAACAAGATGATCCAAGCTCTTTAGCGGACTGGACAACAGTTCAAAACAATATAGATATTGCTACAGCTGGAACTGACACTGGCGCTGGCGCCGCTGTCATTGGGATATCTCGCTACGATGAAGACGACTTTACAGTTAGCGCCTCTGGTTTTGTAGAACTAAAATCAACGTCTGCAACTGGTGTAATTACAGCAGGTTCTTTATCTGGAACTGTGAATCACACTTTTGGATTAAATACATTAGTTCAAACTATAAACTCTTCTGGAGATACAGTGCACTGTGATGTTACTAGAACAACAACAAGTGGAGTGGGAACCCCTTCAACTTCTGTAGCTACTATAGCTGCAGCAGAAGCAACAGACATTACTATCCTAGTGCAGAAAATAGGGTAACAATAAAAATAAAATTTAATTTATGAAGTTTAAAAGTAACATAGAGTCTCAAGCTGGTATTGAAGATTCAGCTGGTTCAGCTGGAACCGATGGGAAAATACTTTCTTCACTAGGAGTAGACGGAAACGGCGTAGCTGGCGTCGAGTGGATAGACCAAGGTGACGTTGTAGCAGGAGAAGCTGATAAAGCTAAGTCTGTTATCTTAAGAGTTAAAAACTCTACGTTATCTGCAATGACCAAAGGTCAAGTTATATGCGAAAATGTATCTATCTCTCCACCAAGCGGCAACTTAATTGAAGTTGCTTTAGCTGACAATAACGCTGCAGGCAGAATGCCAGCTTTAGGTATACTAAACGAAGATTTAGATGCGGCTGGAGGTAACAACGACGAGGGTGATGCTATCATGTTTGGTAAGGTGTCAGGTATTGATACATCTGCTTTTCAGGTTGGCGACGAGGTGTTTGTAAGTGACGCTCCAGGAGGTCTTACTACTACAAAACCAACTGGAGTAAAGTATATTCAAAAAGTAGGTGTTGTAATTAGAGATGATAATACTAATGGTACTATAGAGGTATTTGGCGCGGGACGTGTTAACGACGTGCCGACTCCATTATATGTAGACCACGCTAACCAGAGATTAGGTATTGGAACAACTACTCCAACTAGTAGACTTCACTCAGTTACTACAAATAGCGGCCCAGTGGATTACACAAACCGTGCGGCAGTATTAGGAATAAACGATAGTACAGATACATTATACGCTAACTCTGTTGGTGTAGCTGGAAAAGTAAGTACTTCAGGGGGTTTCGCTATATATGGAGATGCTAGCGGAGCAGGTGGATGGGCTGGATATTTTGATGGTAAAGGATTTTTTTCAGGTAACGTCGGCATTGGAACAACTAGCCCAAGTGAAAAACTTACTGTTAGAAATGGAACTTCTAATACTGACGTAAAAATACTAGCTTACAATAGCGCCGCTGGAACAGAGGCTACTTTAAAGTTTAGCACTATTGCTTCTGAAACCAATTATGAAAAAGCAGCTATTATAGCTAGAAATGCAGCGGGTAGTTTTGGAAGAAGTGACATGCACTTTGCTTTAGACTCTACAGCTGACTCTGGAAACGTTCAGTTTTCAGACACAAAAATGACCATACTAAACGGCGGCAATGTTGGTATTGGAATTACTGACCCAAGTCATACCCTCGAAGTTAAAGGTACTGTGCAGATAAAAAATGGAGTCAGCGGTTATTTGTATTTTCATAATACTAATAATTTTATATATGGAGACCAATACAACTCTTTAAGAGCTTATGCAGGTGACAATTTTAGAATCGTAACAAACACCGGTGAAAGAATGCGTATATTAAGCAATGGTAACGTTGGTATTGGAACTACTAGTCCTCAAGCTAAACTTCACGTAGCAAACGGTAATTTAAGAACTTGGACACCTAGTTCTGGAACATCAGCTATATTTGAAAGCACAGTCAGCAATAGGAATTTTGTTACTTTAACAGCAGCTAATGAAGCTGAGCTTTGGTTTGGTAACGCTTCAACTCAAACTTTAGGTAGGATTAGATATGAGATGGCCAATAATAACATGGAGTTTTGGACCAACGCAACTCAAAAAATGGTTATAAATAGCTCTGGCAACGTTGGTATTAACACTACTGACCCAAAGACAAAACTCCACGTGGCTAGTGCAAATGGGAGCGACGCTCCTACAGCAGGAACTGCGACTGGAGGACTTTTTGTTTCTAACACAAATAAAACCTACGGCATCAATATGGGTGTTGCAGGCGCCGGATGGAGTTTTATTCAAAGTCAAAGAGCAGATGGCAATACCACATTATACAACCTAAACCTTCAACCGCTTGGCGGCAACGTTGGAATCGGAACGACTACTCCAGACGTTAAGCTTGAAGTGGAATCTACAGCAAGTGCTAGTGGCATAAGAATAAAAAACACTAATAGCGGTTATGCTTCTTTAGATATAGAATCTAATAGAGGCACTGGCGCCAATCTAGGTGGTTTAAGATATAAAAAAACAGGACAAGCTAATAGTCAAGCAGAAATTAACTATGTAGCTGGTACTAGATTTGACTTCTTGTCTGGCTCAGGAACTTCAGCTCCTACTCAAAAACTTTCAATACTTAATAATGGCGATGTTGGTATTGGAACAAACAGCCCTTCAGAGCTATTGCATTTACGCTCAACTGGTCCAGCTAGACTACTTATAGAAGCTGATAGCGATAATGTTACCGAAACTGATAATGCCCAAATAATACTAAAGCAAGATGGAGGAGCAGTTGTAAGCAGATTAGGCTATAAAACAAATACAAACGATTTAGAGTTGTTTAACGAATTTAGTTCTAATATATATTTAGGAACATCAAACTCTATAAGAGCAACATTGCACGCTAATGGCAATTTCGGTATTGGTACGACTGGTCCTAGAACTAAATTACACGTATCAGGTTTAACAGGTGACGACGATCCATCTTTAGGATCTTCTACAGCTCCGCTATTTGTTAGTAACACAGCTAACAGCTATGGATTAAATATAGGTGTAAACAATGTTGGGGCTTCTTGGTTGCAAGCTCAAAGCAATACCTCTGCAACAGCTTATAACATGTTATTAAATCCACTTGGCGGCAACGTAGGTATTGGAATGACTAGTCCAAATTCTAAGCTTTATATACAAGGATCTACATCTACAACATCTTCTCAGCTAATGAGAATAAGATCTACAGCGTCTTCTACCAGCACTCCGCTACGAATTATAGAATTCATAAGATCTAGCTACGCTGTTAGGGGCTACATATCTATGAACCAATACGGGGTTCAATACAATACGAGCTCGGATTATAGACTTAAAGAAAATATTACACCTATAAACGACGCTCTAGATAGATTAAATAAATTAAAACCTAATAGGTTTAGTTGGAAAGAAGGACCAAGCGATTATAAAGTAGATGGCTTTATAGCTCACGAAGTGGCTGAAGTAATACCAGAAGCTGTATCAGGTGAAAAGGATGCGGTTGATGAAAATAATAAACCATCTTATCAAGGAATAGATCAAGCTAAAATAGTACCTTTATTGACAGCAGCTCTTCAAGAAGCTGTATCAAAAATAGAACAACTAGAAACAAGAATTCAAAATTTAGAAAATAAATAAAAATGGCAGCAACTTACGATTGGAATTGTAAAACAGTAGATGTATACCCTCAAGAAGAAGGGCAGACGGATGTAGTATATAACGTACACTGGACAGTAACAGGGGTTAATGGAGATTATTCAGTAACTAATATAGGTACTCAAATTGTACCTTTAAATGAAGGTGGTGATTTTATACCATTTAAAGACTTAACTAACGAAATAGTTGTTGAGTGGACAAAAGAAGCTATGGGCGAAGAGCAAGTAGCATCTATAGAAGCTAATATTGCTGGTCAAATAGAAGCTTTAATAAACCCAACATCTGTAACAATGACAATAGGGGAGTAAATAATTAAGTTTACACGTAATAATAAACTTATAAATAACAATTAAATTTAATAAAATGAAAAAAGTGCAAGAAATTAAAAAAGAAGAGTTAACTGAATTACAGGATTTAGTTAAAAATTTCAACCAGCATCAACTAAAATTAGGTGAATTAGAAATTGAAAAACACCAAGTACTACACGGGGCAAGCAAGATTCAAGAAGATTTACAAAAATTTCAAGATGGGTTAAGAGAAGAGTATGGAGATATAACCATCAACATAAATGACGGATCTTTTGAAAAAATAGAAAATGAAGCTGATACGAAAGATTAGTATTGGAAGAGATTATAAAAATGACGCTATGCACTACTCTATTGGACAGGAAGTGTATGGCGGTCATATTATAACTAGTATATTAGAGGAAGAAAATAAGTACTCTATATATATAGAAAAAAACAAAGAAACTTTATCCTGGAAAGACTTCAATAAAAATATGGCAATAGCTGTAGAATATGATTTACATTATTAATGAAGTCAATTTATAATTTTATAGTAAAGCCTAAAAGCGGAAGATCAACGTCTTTGGTTAAAATTGATAATAGTGAGTTGTTATTAAATACTGAATTACAAAACCATAACTACGTAAGCAGGCACGGAATAATCTTAGCTACTCCTATGTTAGGCGAAACTAATGTAAAAGAAGGAGACGAGGTTATACTGCATCACAATGTGTTTAGAAGGTTTTATGACGTTAGAGGTAATGAAAAAAACAGCAAAAGTTACTTTGAAGAAGATAAGTACTTTGCTCAACCAGATCAAATATATGCTTATAAATCAAATGGCAAGTGGAAGTCTGAAAAAGGTTTTTGTTTTATAAAACCTATAAAAGAAGATAAAATGTTTTCTACAGATTTTGAAAAACCAGGTCTTGGTATTGTAAAATACACAGACGGAAGCATAGATAAAGGAACATTAGTTTCTTTTAAAGTAGGTATGGAATACGAGTTTTTTATTGAAAAAGAAAGACTCTATAGAGTACCAACCAATCAAATTAAAATTAAATATGAATATCAAGGAAACGAAGTCGAATATAATCCAAGCTGGACACAAGGCAGTTGAGGAGTTGATCAAAGTAGCTAAAGAAGCTATTGTTGATTCAGATGACGATATATCAGCAGACAGACTTAAAAACGCTGCTGCTACAAAGAAGTTAGCTATATTTGACGCTTTCGAAATATTAAACAGAATAAAAGAAGAGCAAGACATGCTCGATAACAAGCCTAAAGAAGAAGTAGCTAAAAAATCATTTAGTGGATTTGCTGAAAAAAGATCTAAATAATGTACGAGCAAACTTTATATAAAATAGTTGAACCCGTAAAGCTTACTACTATTTCTAGATTAAATAAATCTAAAAAATGGGATTATGGTTACAATAAAGAAAACGATATTGTAGTTATAAGTAAAACAGGTCAAATAGGTGATATATACGAAATACAGGGATTAAGAATTGCGCTTCCAAAAGCGCCTTCTAAAATAAGTAAATCTACAGATAAATGGACTGTAGAAGAATATCCTAAAGAATTAAAGCAAATACAGAGTGTATTCGAATGGAGGGAATACCCTGAGGAATTTCAAAATAAATGGGAACCATATATAGATGAACAATTTAAACGCAGAGAAGAAGGCCATTGGTTCAATAATAAAGGCGTGGCTACTTACATTACTGGCACTCACTTTATGTACTTGCAGTGGTCTAAGATTGACGTTGGCAACCCCGAATTCAGGGAAGCTAACAGATTATTCTACCTATTCTGGGAGGCTTGTAAAGCAGACAGAAGGTGTTACGGCATGTCTTATCTCAAGAACAGACGTTCAGGTTTTTCGTTTATGGCTTCAGGAGAGACGGTCAACATGGCCACAATATCAAGTGATGCACGGTTTGGGATATTGTCCAAATCTGGCTCCGATGCGAAGAAAATGTTCACGGATAAAGTCGTACCCATATCTGTCAATTATCCGTTCTTTTTCAAA